CAGATTCAATATATAAATCTTTCAATATTAAATAAAGTATTTTAGCATATAAATTAATTTTTTTATTTACTAATTTAAGATTTCTTTTTTCAGAAATATTTTTTTCTTTTATAACTGCTTTATCAAATAAATTTATTACAAAATTAGATACAATAATATTATCAGTATATTTATCTAATATTTTATAAAATAATAAAATTATTTTACTATTTTCTTCATTATCTTCAATATTATTATTAAATAATTTTATAATTTTATTTTTTGTAATAATTGGATTAATAAGCCATTTATCATAATTATTACGAACTTTTAATGGAGTTATATGTTTGAATCCAAATTTACTATAATAAGGTGTTCCTTGTGCCATAGTCCTATAATAAATTAATTCAATACTACTACCAGAAAAGTATTTTTTTGAATTGTCTTCTAATGTAATTTTTTTTACATTTAATTTCTTACATTCTTCAATCATTATCTGTATCATAATAGCACCAACTTTATATTTTATATTTGGATTATCACATTTTATACAATCACTATAATCAGCAACACTTTGAATATTAGCATAATGAGTTTTATTATCAATTAAAATTAAACCACAACCAGTAGTTCCATCATTTATGGTTACTAAATGAACTTCATTACAAGAATTATCTTTTGATTTAGCATATTCTACATTATAATAATAATTGTTATTTTCAAAATTATATGATTTGATTTTACCACCATCTTGATATTTAAAAATTAATTTTTTATTTTTGGATTTATTTATTATTTGAAAATCTATTTCTATATTATAAAATAATCCAAAAATTGATGATAATTGTGATTTATCATTTTTATATAATTCTATTAAACGATCATATAATTTAATCATATAATATTACAAATATAAATATAAAAATTGTAATTAAAATTATATATACTATTCATTATGTAAGTCAGAAACTATTACTTTTATAAAAAATATTATTAGTAATACACAATTATCTAAAAATGAATTATTGTATATGATTCTTGTTTATTAGTTTTGTAAAAATTAATATAAAAATATATGATTATAATATTTTATATAAAATAATTATGAGTAATGAAAAACATAAACGTCTTAACATTATTGACCTCAAAAATAATCATTCTGTAAAGTTTGGAATTTTTATGATGGCATTAAAGAATTTAGAAGAATCATGTGATTGGTATAGAATTTGTGGAATTCATGGTGATACATTCCGTCCAAATGATAAAAAAGTATTATGTCCTACTGATCCAGACATTGTAACTGCTATTTGTAAAACAGATGAACCATTTTATTGTAAGCATAAAGTATATTCTTTTATTGCATGGCATACACCATATATTTATCAATTTGAATTGTTATTAAATAAATATAATAATTCAACAAATAAGGAATATATAACTTTACCATATTTAGATTTAACCGACTATACTGTTGATTTTAGCTTTCTAAATTTAGAAAAAATTACAATAAAATATGAAAATAATGATATTACAATTGATAATCCATTAGCAAGTGCTTATTATTATAAAGATAATGTTAAAACAAAGACAACACGTAATGGTTTTCTTAATCCAAAAACACCAGATGATAAAATGAAATTAGATGTTGTTAAGAAACAATTAAATAATACATTATATGCATCATCATATGAAGAGTTTAGTTCTCATCCTGTATCATATGTTAAAACAGGTCTAATAACAGAATATACTCCATTAGAAACACCTCATAATTCACTTCATGATATTATTGGTGGAATCAATGGTAATATGAGTGATATTAGTATATCTGCCTTTGATCCATTATTTTGGCTACATCATTGTAATATGGATAGATTTTTTTATACATGGATGTATAATAATACTAATCAGTTTAAAAAATCTATTTATCCTAAAAAAATTAAAAAAGATACATATATGGCAACACAAGCTCCATTCTTTCATACTGGTATTTATAGTGAAGATTATAATAAGTATAAATATGGATGGAGAAATCAAAAAGTTAAATATATGTTATTAAAGAATATGTTAAATCTAGATAGATATCCATTTACATATGATATTATTCAAGCAGAACCAGAACAACCAACACTATCTTTTATTGAATTGATTGAAATTCCAATTCCTATGGAATCTGTTACAATTAATGTATATTTAGTTCCAAAAAATAAAAAACTAAACAAAGAAAAACATTATGCAGGTTCTTCATTTTATTTTGGTGTAAATAGAAATATTATTGATTGTAAGAGATGTGCTATAACAAGAACTAATTTTAAAGTTGATATAGATAGTTATGTTGAAAGAAATAATATTACTAATGATAATATAAATAATTATGACATAATTATAGAAGGAGAAGGTAAGATACTTAATAATAGTTATAAACATGAAGATTTATTAAAAGATGGATTAATTCATGTTAAAATTGGTAAATAAGATATATAATTTAAACCAATATTATAATAAAAAAAGATAAACTTTTTTTAATTATTTTTTTGTATTTACATAAAAATGCTTAAAATCCTATTTTTTGTACTCCTGTACGAATGTTTATTAAATCTAGAGAACTAGCTAATTCAATAGTTTCAAGAAACTTAAATTCTGCCATATTTTTATCTTGTAATTGAGCACTTTTACTAAAAGCAAATTTAATTTTTTTTAAATTTATACATTTTTGTAATCCAGTAATAACCATTAGTCCTAACATTGTTATTTCTTCCAATTTAGTTAAATTATCTAATTTGCAGGTATATTCATGATTACTATTTATATACAGATATTTCAATAATTTACAGTTTTCTATGTTTATTGGCGCAACTTTATATGATTCAATAGTAAGTCTTTCTAATGTATATTGTAATTTACCAAAATCCATCACATCAATACAATGAGTAATATAAAGTTCTTTTAGGCTAGTGCAATTTTCAAAAATACTTTTCTGTATATCAACAACATTACAATAAGTAAATCTTAGATAAGTTAATTTTTTACAATTTTCAAATCCTAAAACTGATTTTATACTAGTACCAGTACTATTTAGAATTGTTAATTCAACAATATTTTTAAGAGGAGTTAAATCTATTATTTGAATAGAGTGTAAATTTATTATAACCTTTGTTAATTTCTTACATACTTCTAGTGGTGAAAAATCTAAACTGGTCTTTGATGAGTAATCTAATAATAAATAAAAAGATAAATATAAAGTAGTAATACCTTTACTTATAGGAACCACGTAATCATCAAGATAAACAAGTTCAGTATCTTCTAACTTTTCTTTCAATATTTTATTTTCTTTTTCCAGTTGTTTAAGTTTAGATAGAATTAGTCCAGATTGTTCTCCGGTTGTATTTGTTTGTTTATTAAGAACATAATTGATACAGATCGGTTCTTCAACTTTAAGAATAATTTTATTATCATGTTCTTCAAGATCATAATTCAGCAGTAATTTTTCTAACTTTTCTAATTTACTATTACAATAATCTACAACAAACTTGTCATGATAAGGTATAATGCATGAAAATATATTGAATGTATCATCAATATATTTTATAAGTAATCGTTCTTCTGTTCTATGGAAGGTTAGAGTCATAGTATTTAAGATATATATTATGATTATTTAATATATTATTCAATATTTTGTAAAAATTGATTTGGTGATAGAATATGACATTAATATATTTATAGGATGTTTCTTAATAGCGTTATACTTGGAAATATATTAAATCATGAAAAATGTGAATTAAAAAAATCAATTGATGTCTATATGGATAGTAAAATTAAAGATTTTCAAGTTATGATGAAAAAAAGTGTAGATGATATTATAAATACAAAAGTAAATACATTTTGTAATAAACCATTTGATAAGCATGAAAATATACTATTTGATAAGGATGGAAGTAAAATTATTGAAGAATATAATGGTTATGCACCTAATTATAATCGCGATAATCCACACGATAAACTTAAAATAATTTCAACTACAAATAATATAAAATGCTTTATAATTAACACCTCTTATAATAATGGTTCTGAATCAAAATGGAGTGATCGCCATTATTTTTTAAATTTTATGATTCAAAAAACAAGTGGAGGATGTAGAGGTTATAATTTTAAATATTACGAATATGACCTAACGTTTGATAATTTATTTGTTATAAAACATTTTCAATCATCAACAATTGAAAATAATGGTAGTTTTACAATACATAAAACACATCCAGAATATTTTAAGAAAAGCTATAGTGAATTAGATCAAAAAAAAGAATATATTGAATTAGAAAAATTAATGGATGAATTAAAAATATTAATTGATGATAATAAACAAAAAAAAGAATATTATGAATCATTAGAAAAAAGAAATAGCGAATTAGAAGCAGAAGTAAAACAATTACAAAACAAATCAAGGGAAATAGATGAAATAAAATCATTACTTAAGGATCAACAAGAATATGCGCAGATAATACAATCATTACTTAAAAGAATAAATAAACTTGAAAATAAGGCTGTTGAAAAATGAATAAATATATTTTTATAAAAATTGATTTGGTAATAGAATATATTATCAATATATAAATTAACATATTTTTTAAAATGAAAACTACAGATTCATCCTTTGAAATTATAGATCCTTATGATGAATTAACTAATTATTACAAAGTGAGTAAATTTATGAATATTAAAAAAGGTATTTTAGAATTATCACCAACTTTACATTTTCCAGCGAATGATAAACCTCTATCAGTGCTTGCGTTAATTGGACCAGCTAGAAGAGGTAAGAGTACATTATTAAATTGTATTATAAGTTCGTTGTTAAAAGGAAATTATAGTTTATTTGAAACATCTGATACAGACGAACATTGTACTTATGGTATTGATTATGCTATCATTGAAACAGAAGCAAAGAATATATTATTTTTTGACGTCCAAGGTATGGGGCTGCATGATTCGTCTAATGATTGTAAGATATTGCTATACATTTATTTGATTGCTGATATTATAATCTTTAATGAGAGAAATATGATTGACAATAGAACACTTGATAATTTACTACCATTAACAACATTTATGACTTTTATAAACGAATCATCACTTATAGAACAGAGTAAAAGACCTAAAATTATGTTTAGAATATCAGATCAAGATTTGAAAGCAGATCCACAACAGAATCTAAACAAAGTATTAGAGAATAGAAAAGATCAATATCAAAATGTTAGAGAATCTGTTAAAAAACTTTTTTCAGTATTACTCGCAATGAAGACTGAACCATTAGAAAGAAGTGAAAAAGCTTTATTACAAAATAAGGATTATTATAAATTTCTAGAAAACAATGAAAATAATTTTAAAAATGTTTGTGAAAGCATTATAGAAGAATTGAATAAATCAAGTAAATTTAGTAAATTTTCAAAATATTACGAATATATTCAAAAAATTGCTTTGGAGCTAAATGAAAATAAAAAAATTGACTGGGATAAACTTGACTTGACTAAACACATTTCTAAACAAGAAATAACAGATTGGATTAAGAGCAATGTAGATGAAACAAAATATAATGGGATTGAAGTAGATGGAACACATGCTGATTATCTAAATAAAATTGAACCACATCAAAAATATATGGAAAATGTATTACAAAAATTTGACAATTATTTTGCAAATACTACACCAAAAATTAGAGATGAAATTAGGAATGAATTACAATATAAATTAACAAAACCATACGATGATTCTATTAAAAAAACAGAAGCAATATCTATAAAAAAAATAAAAGAAAGATATAATACAATTACAGTTGAATTAATTAGTAAATACAATAATATTAAAGAAAATGAAATAGAACATATTGGAAATAAATATGTTGACAGATTAGAACAAACTATTAGTGCGGATGTAATCATTAACACTTATTACAATAAAATTGTAGATTCACAATTTCAAAATTGGAAAAAATATATGTATGTAAATATAAAAAAATCAATTGAAAATGCTAAGAAAGATTATGATAACAAATATAATGAAAAGATTGTTAAATTAGAGAAATTATTAACAGAAAGAAATGAAAATATATGGACTAACATTGAAAAAAAAATAAATAATTTATACATTTCATATGATAATATAATGGAAGAAATTATAACTAAATTTAAGAATGAGTGTAACGGCCATAATATAGTTATTAACACTTTTAGTTTCAATACATGTGGAATAATTGAATTTAAAAAAAATGATAAAAGTAATAACCATCTTACAGAAGAAAAAGAAATATTACTAGCTAAATATGAAACAGAAATAAAAAAATACTATCCAAAGTTTGTAGAAACAAGAAAAGAAAATTTAGGAGTATATCTAAAAGAATCAAGATATACAAGTAATAAACTAGAGGAAATAAGAAAAATATTTGAAAGTATTAAGAAAGCAAATAACGATGGCCCTGAAGGGATAATAAATTATGTATATTTTCTGGATATTTTACCAACAGCAAATTACATAAGTAAAATGAATAGTAATATATTAGAAAAATATGAATTTGTAGTAAATAAAATTGGATTATATGAAATACAAACCAAGGAAGATTTTGAGAAAAAATATACTCCAAAAATTATAAATCTATATTATTCATTAAATAAAGAATATGTAGAAGGAAATGAAACTATTACAAACATAATTAAAAATAAAATTATTGATAAATTGTTTTATTCATTGCTTTAGATTTTTATAATTTACAAATATATTTTTTTAGATTGCGCATATAAGAATAATAATTAGGATCATCTGTATCTGTAACATTTTGTAAATAGATTAAATTATTATAAACACATGTCAAAGCGATTATTAAATAAATTGAATAATCCGTCGACATGCCCTAAAGGTTCATGTAATATCTTCAATTGTTGGTACTATAAATGGTGTTTTGGATATTTTTTCATATAATTAATTTATTTGAGAAAATGATTGTTCTTGATTGTATGTGAATTGATATTGATTGTATGTGAATTGTTATTGATTGTATGTGAATTGTTATTGATTGTATGTGAATTGTTATTGATTGTATGTGAATTGTTCTTGATATAGTGATACGTTCAAATAGTTTATAATATTAGTTATCAATAGTACGATATAATGGACGCGAATTTTGTTAATTAAATAATAAATAAAAATATTATAACAATAATTTATATATGGATTATTACGACAATAATAATAATTTAGAAGGTGGTAGAATTATAAGAAAAAAAATAAAGATGGTTGAATATGAAAATAAGGTAGCATATGAGTTTAATAATATAGATAAACAAAAACTTACGGAAGAGTCAGAATTTCCTATAGCTTCAATATCAAAAATTTTTATTATAGTTTCAATATTATTATTACAAGAAAGATGGGAATTAAATATAAATAACAAGATTGGTAAATATCTTGATTATGAAGAGATTAATAATTTAAAAATTATAGATATAATGAATCATAGGAGTGGATTAAAAAAATGGTATAATAAAGTTAAAAATTTTATTTCAAAAATAAAATATAATTGTGCTACAGATGTTTTTGAAAAATATAATAAAAATAGTTGTATTGATGAAGAAATAATTGGAGAATTTTCCTACTCGAATATTGGATATATAATATTAGGAATGCTAATTGAAAAAATAACAGGTGGACCATATTATAAATTTATAAAAGATAATATATTAGTGCCATTAAAAATGAATAATACAGGCATTGAAGATTGTAATATAACTTTGTATAATATTAATAGAAAAAAATTAAATAAAAATCAAATATTAGCCAGAACTTTTGCGAGTTCAGCAGGACAATTTAAAAGTTGTTTAACAGATCTTATAAAATTTAGTCAATTTCCTAAATTGTTAAAAAAACATTCTTTGGAACAATTAAAAGATATGTATATTTGTAAAAATAAAATCATTGAAATTTCAATACATCATAATGGTGGAATAACTGGAGCTAAAAGTGAATATAAAGTAGATTATGATAAACGTTGGAAAGTAAAAGATATATATATTAAATTAAGAACAATTGCGTTTTGATATAAAATAAATAATTTTTTTATGCAATTCTAGAAGATCTAAATTTTTTTATGCCATGTTAGAACATCTAAATTTTGTTTAATTTTCATTAAAAATTCTTTTTTATTTAGATCATTTTTTAAAAAGTGAATTAATTTATCAATTTTATCTTTATCAAACAATATTAAAGACAAACATTTTAAGAAGTGTATTAAGACTAGATTATCTAATTTATAAATTGGAGAATTTTTAGAGATTAATTTATCAAAAGCATAATCAGATATAAATTTATTTTTAATTAATTCACAATAGAATTTATCAATATCTTGTTCTTTAATATCTAGATTATCATTATTATCAACTAATTTTTTTAATATATTAATATCAGATGTATTAGTAAGAGCATATAATGCCAAATTTTTAATAAAAACATTTCTTGTTTTAGTATAAATATTTTTTATTTTATCATAATTGGTAGGTACTACTATAGAAAATAAAGATTCATGTAAATAGAATATATCAAAATTATTACTTACATTTTTATCATAATAAAAATTAAAAATTTCATTAGATGCATCAATATATTTTTTAATATCAAGATATTTAGTAAATAATATAAGTAGATAATTTATGTAATTTTCTCTATATAAAACACTAGGATTATTTGAAACAAATAAAAGTGTTTGTAATTTTTTTAAATAGAATTTATTAAGATATTCTATTAATATTGATAATAAATTTGATTTTTTTTGTTCTGTAAAAATATTGAAAAGATTAATAATATTAATAAAAAATATTTGATAAACATAAAAACACTTATCAATTAAATTTACATCGGTTGTCAGTGTATCAAATATTTTAAAAACATTTAAAAATAAATATCCAATATCTATAACTTTATTAAGATATAATATAAAACAAGTATCAATAAAATATATTTTATCAATATTATTAAATAAATTAATATTTGGCAAAACATTTTGGTAATATATCAAGCAGGGAAAATCAACATTACTATTTAAAATAAATTTTTGTTTATTTTCTAAATCTATCTCTATAATTTCATTATCAAATTCTATCCATTCATCATAAATTTTATTATCACTAGTATTTAAATATTTAAAACCAATAAAAAAAGATATTTCATATTTTTGATTTTCTTTTAAAAAATTCATTTTATTTTTCTTTAATATTAATTTATTATTTGATTGTGATACAGTTATAATAGGATAGCCTTTAATATTAATTAGATCTGTAATTAATTTATTAATATTTCTTTCAGAATATTTTTGTAATATATCAAAAAGATTTTGCGACGATACATTTTGAAATTTATATTTATTTAAATATTCTCTAATAGCTAATTTAAAATTTTCTAATCCCATTAATTTAATAATATAATTCATAACACAACAACCTTTTTGATACGATATTTCATCAAAAATTAATTTAATGTCTTCTTCTTTGGATGTATTAACTAATATAGGATGAGTGCTATCTAACCCATCATAAATAATTATTTTTTTAAATTCACTTGTATAAAACATATCTTTTAAACAATATTCATCATCATATTTATCTATTACAGCTATCCATGAAAAAAGAGTAGCAAAAGTTTCATTTAACCACAGACAAGACCAACTATCTAGTGTTACCAAATTACCGAACCATTGATGTGCTATTTCATGATATATAGTTAAAATAATATCAATTTTTTCTAATATATTTGTATTATTATTACAAAATAACTTTTCTTCTCTATACGTTATTAAACCCCAATTTTCCATAGCTCCAGCACTAAAATCAGGTATACTTACAGCATCTAATTTAGGTAAAGAATACTTAATATCAAACCAATTTTCAAAAAATTCTAGAGCTTCGTAATTTTTCTCTACTGAATATTTAATATTTTCAGTAATTTCTTTAGGTGCATAACCATTAACGATCGTATCATTCACTGTAATCAAATCTGTTTCTAATACTTTTTGAAGATCACCAATAATTATACATAATAGATAGGTTGACATTAGTGGAGTATTTTTAAATAAAACTATTTTTGTATTATCATCTAAAATTTTTTCATAGTTAGCGGGCATATTAGATAAAAATACTTTATCCTTACTTGATTTAAGAATAACTCTAAAGATACTTTTATATTTTGGCTCATCAAAACAAGGAATCATTCTTCTAGCTCCGTCTGGTTCAAATTGTGTAGATATAATTGAGCTATCTTTATGTTTAGACATATATATACCAAATAAATCAGTAGCTATAATACCAGTATATTTTATTATTATAACATTATCTTTTTTTTGTTTATCAAATGGAATAACTAATTTATCTTTTTCAATTGTAAAAGATACTTTATTTTTATTTAATTTAACATTTTCTATATTTAAATTAACAGAATCAAGATATAAATACGAAGATTCATAAGATATATCAACATCTAAATGAATCTTAACATTTCCTTTAAATGTTAATTTTTCAAAATTTATATCAAGATCTATTATATATTTATTTGGTTTTAACATAATTATATAATATATAATATAAAAAATTATAAAATTTTTTATATAAATTTTTAAAGTTAAATAATTTGGTTTTTATATATTTTTATAACTTCAAATAGTAGTTTCATTCTTTTTTCAAAAACAAGATTTATATCAATAATATTATTTATATCTTCGGTTATATTTATAGCCCTCCATTTTTTAAAATATTTATTTTCATGAGAAAATATTTTAGATTGTATAATTTCTAAATATTTTTTAATATCATTAATTATTTCATAGGTTGTAAATAATATCTGTTTTACAGGATCAGGTAGGTTAATATTCTTTTTTCTTATTTTACAATCATTATGTAATACTAAACATGAATCATTTATAATACTATTATCTATTATTTCTATTTTTTCTAATTCATACTTATCTTCTTTATTTTTTATTTTAATATTATGATTCATAACAATATCATTTATTAAACTAGATATAATATCTAAATTATTACACAAATCAGATTTAAATAGTTCTCTTTTAAATACATCTAATTCTGATTCTTTTTGACATAAAAGAAATTTAATTATACTTGTTGTTGTGCTTATAGTGGTACTAATAGAACTTAAAATAATGTCCTTA